TGGCGGGGATTGGGGCGGATCAAAGGCGGCTCGAATTGACTGCAGACTCCAGGCTATGCGCCATGACGGTCGCATCCGGTTTCATCGCCATAGCCCCCAAAGACCCGCCCACGTCCGCGCCCACGGCTGGGAAGTGCTCGGCTGTCCCGGTGCCGGCAGCAGCGAGGATGGCCAATGGAGTTGGCGCGAGGGCTGCGCCGATTGCCTGCGCCGCGTTAGGCCAGACCCCGCTGATGGGGTGGTCGAGCCGCCGCCGATCATTGCGTTTGAATGTGAATTGAGGATTGAACCATGACCAGCACCACTGAGCAACAACCCGCGATCAAGTGGGAAATCAAAAAATGGGGACCAGACAGGATCTTGCCTGTCAAGGTGGTCAAAGAAACTGACAAAACCCTGTGGATCGAACGCACGAATTGGAACGGCGAACCATCAACTAACCAACGCCGCAAAACCAACGACTTCCACGACACATGGGAAGACGCGCACAATGAGCTACTCAGGCGGGCCAATGAAAATGTTGACCACCAAAAATGGAAGCTAGACCGGGCTCAATTTGAGCTGGGGGAGATTGTGTGGATGAGACCGCCCGCACCCGAATCTCAGCCATGACCACCCCATTCCCTGCCGCCCGCCCCGGTGGCGCCGATCCAATCGCCCAACGAAGTCCCATGAGCGACACCCTGCCCCCGGTCCCCCCGGGTTCGACGATTCGCAAAAACGCAGATGGGTCCTGGTCTTACCGAGATGGCCCCCACACATGGCGACCAATGGCCGCCCCGCAGACCGCTGCACCGTGGGCAACACCTTCAACAGCTTCCATTCCCACGGAAAGGCTTGATGCTCAATCGCTAGCGGTTCAACTAATGGCAACCATCGCCGACTCCAACCGCCTTGGCCAGGCGGTGTGCGTTGCGTCTTTGCCTGGTTCAAGTCCATGCAAGGCCCCATGCAACGCTTCTCGCCAAAGCTCTGCCGCTACCGCCCATGTCATCGGCCAGATCCTGCGCGAGCGGCACGGTGGTAGCAGCACCACTGCCGATTGGCTTGATGGGGTTGGGTGTCACCCGCGTGGGGGGTCGCAGCCCGTTCAGCAGCCATCTCAGATCTGTGATGGCACCACACCTCGGCAACGGCTTGCTATGGCTCGCTACAATCGCGAATTTTACCTGTGCTTTATTCGCAGAGTGTGGCAAGTGGCAAGTCTTCGCCGTCGCTACAAAGCCTGTCAGCAACAATGACCACCCCCAAGCAGCCCGGCTGGGGCCTGCGCATCCTCAAGGTGCGCTCCACCAACGGCACCCCCGAGGCGTTGATCCTGCCCCCAGACCACGAAGCGCCCTACTGGACGGACCTCCGCCAGATCGCCCAGCACCAAGCCCGCACCATCTACGAACCCATCACCCCCAGCACCAAGTGACCGCCACACCCGAGCAACAAGAAACCATCCTCCCAAACCACGGCCCGATCCACATTCCCAGCCCAGCCGGCCCCATTCCTGATTGGCGCATCCGCCAGCTTGCGGAGCAGGGCATGATCAGCCCGTTTGAGCCGGGGAAGATCCGGCAGGTGGAGGCGCATTTTCCCGGCGCCCCGTGGGACACCTACAAGCGCCCGGTCATCAGCTACGGCTGCTCCTCCTACGGCTACGATCTCACGCTCTCACCTAAGGACTTCCGCGTCTTCCGGCACGTTCCTGGCCTGATCGTTGACCCCAAGGCCTTTGATGACCGCTGCTTGGCTCACGCAGATCTGCACCACGATGAGCGAGCTGGCGACTACTTCATCCTCCCCGGTCACACCTACAGCCTGGGGGTGGTGAACGAGCGACTGAAGCTCCCGCCCAACGTCACCGCCCAGTTTATCGGCAAGAGCACCTACGCCCGTTGTGGGATCATCGTCAACCTCACCCCAGGAGAGGCCGGTTGGGAAGGTTACCTGACCCTGGAAATCAGCAACTCATCCGGGGCCGACTGCCGCATTTATGTCAACGAGGGCATCTGCCAGGCGCTGTTCTACGAAGCGCTGCCATGTAACAACGCTTACGGCGAGGGCAAGTATCAAAAGCAGCCGGCTGGCGTGACATTGGCGAAGGTCTGATGGCCTGCCGCCCTTCTCAATCCGCAGCAATGGCTTATGATATGGCTGTGGGGGGAGGGGCAACTCTCTCCCCGGTCACTATTCGCCATCACCAGAACCTGTGTCAGTCGGCGGTCGTCCATCCAAGCTCACCGCCGAACTGGTCAGCAAAGCCAAGCAGGAAGCGGCGCACGGACTCCCCTTGGCATTGATCGCTGATCGGCTTGGGATCGGTCGTCGGACCGCTCAAACCTGGATTCGTGATGCTGAAATCAAGGGTGAAGATAGCCTTGAATACCAGTTTCGGCGTGCCATCTTTATGGCTGACGCCGAAGAGTGCAAAAACCTTGTCACTTGTTTGCGTGATGCAGCATTGCCGCCTAAGCCAGCGGAAGGGGAGGAAAAGAAATCTCCGAACCTCTGGGCAGCAACCTGGCTGCTGACCCATCACCCCAGGCTGCGTGATCACTTCAGCGATGCCGCCGCCGAACGTCGCACCGAGCGCAAGACCATCGCCACCGTGGTTGACGCCATCGCCGCTGCTGGCTTGACGCCGGAGGATGAAAGCAGAGTGCTACTGCAGATCAATGCCCGTGGACTGGAGACACCTGAGGGTGAGGGGGAAGGATGAACGATCACGCAAACCGGATCACAAAAGCTGCGCAAGCCCGTAAGTTCATCGGGCAAAAGGTTAGGTGGTGGCCACATGCTTGGGGCAGTGCACTTCCCGCAAATGGCACCTTGCAGGAAGTGGCAGGAAGAAACGTCTTGATTGATCACGATTGGAAATGGCTGCCTGACATTTATATGGAGCCACTGCCGCAATCTGTGGAGGGGGAGGGATGACCAACCCAACCCCAGCCCGTGGCCGCTTCATCGTCCTCGAGGGGATCGACGGCTGCGGCAAGACCACGCAGATTGAGGCCCTGCGCCAATGGCTGCCTAGCAGCGGCCTGATGCCCCCTGGCGCCCGCGTGATCGTGAGCCGAGAGCCTGGGGGAACCGCCCTGGGCCAGGCCCTGCGGGAGCTGCTGCTGCGCCCTCCTGGGGAAGCGGCCCCGGTGCCGCGTGCAGAGCTGCTGCTGTATGCCGCCGATCGTGCCCAGCATGTGGAAACCGTCCTCAGGCCGGCGCTCGATGCCGGGGATTGGGTGCTGTGCGATCGCTTCACCGGATCGACATTCGCATATCAGGGCTATGGCAGGGGCTTGCCCCTTGGCCTGATTGACACACTGTCAGACATCGCCACGGGCGATCTGCGTGCCGATCTGACCCTCTGGCTAGACGTGTCCCTGGCCGAGTCCTGTCGCCGACGTGGTGGCCAATTAGCCGACCGCATTGAGGGGGAGGGGGTGGCGTTTCTGGGCCGTGTAGTCGCTGGATTCGAGGGCCCTGCGGGGGGGTGGGACTGGGCCCGCATCGATGCAGACTTGCCGGTAGATGTCGTGACGGAGGCCTGTTGCCGCGCCATGGTGCGCCAGTTTGGGGGGCGGGCATGACCCTGGCCGCACCCTTCCCTTACTTTGGCGGCAAGCGCCGCGCCGCTCTCCGCGTCTGGCAGGCCCTCGGCGATCCCGCTGGCTATGTCGAGCCATTTGCCGGATCGGCTGCTGTGTTGCTGGCCCGGCCTGCATTCACCGGCCGCCGGGTTGAGACCCTGAACGATGCGGACGGCTGGCTGGTGAACACCTGGCGAGCAATTCAGCTCAGCCCTGCCGAGGTAGCCCATCACGCCTGGGGCCCCGTGGCAGAGATCGATTACCACGCTCGCTTGGCATGGCTGCAACAGCGCCGCACGCCTGACCTGGTGGCATGGCTTGAGGGCGACCCGGAGGCGCATGACGCCAAGGCTGCCGGGTGGTGGCTCTATGTGGTTGCCTGCGGCATCGGTGATCCGTTTGGCCCTGGGCCATGGCGGGTGGTAGATGGCCATCTCCGCAAGCTGCCGCACCTGGGGGATGCGGGGCAGGGCCAGCTTGAGAGCTACATGGGGCAACTTGCTGATCGCCTACGCCGTGTCCGCATCACCTGCGGATCGTGGGAGCGGGTGGTGAAGCCATCGGTTACCCGCAGCGGCGCCGGTGGCGATGGCAGCCGAGCGATCTTCCTGGATCCGCCCTACGCCACATCAGGTGATGTCTACGCCCATGTTGATGTTGACGTGGCCCTGGCCGTACGCCAATGGTGCATCACCGCTCCGCGTGAGCAGCGAATCATCCTGTGTGGTTACGACGCCGAGCACGATGACCTGTTGGCCCATGGCTGGACCGTTACCGAGGGCAAGGCTGGTGGAGGGGCTGGCTACAACACCAATGGCCTGAACGGTCGCCGCGAGCGGCTGTGGTTGTCACCCGCCTGTATTGGCAGTGAGCAACCCGACCTATTCGCCTCAGCGGGGCCGGTGGCATGACCCCTGACCTGGTGCGCACCGTCCTCGCCCGCCGCCCATGGGTGTCTGCTAACACCCTGCTCGATTGCCTGGAGCTGGCCACCTGGCTGGCCCCGCGTATCGCCGCCGGCCTGATGCCACACGTCACCATGTCGGAATTGACAACCCGCTGGGATTGCCCGCAGTTTGACGCAAGCCGGCGGATGGCGGACCTGTTCGGTGCCCAATTGATTGATGCCAGCCATCACCCAGGGGAAGGTGCCTACTGGGCCGTGCATCGCGTGGGGCCGGTAGTGTGACGCCCGCAACACAGCCGCCATGGCTTGAGCCCGTGGTCAAGATTGTCACCGGGTTTTACACGTTTAGAGAAGACGCCCATCTTCCCTGGAGTGAATACTACGAAAGTGCAGGCGCGGACGCCCCCTATTACATTTCGCGGGACGCATTTGAAAGGGTCGGCACACCGGATGGTCCTTGGTGCATTGGTTACCGTCATTACGGGATGGATGTTGAGGCAGGGCAGGTAATCGCAAAAGACAAGGCGCTTGAGCTGCTATCGGATGACCTGCAGTCAATTGCCAAAAAACTGGACGATCTATTGCCATGCTTTCATTGCTGGCCCTACCAGATTCAGGCCGTAGTGGTTTCGCTGGTGTTTGATCAGGGGTTTGATGCTTTCCTAAGTACCGCATTAGGGGAGGAAATGGCGACGACTTGGTATGGCTGCAACCAACCCATGCGTTGCTATGAAGAATATTTTGAAAAATATTTTGGCAAGGTTGATACGCATGGAAAGCGGCTTTACCACGCTCATTTAGATTTATTTGACCAGTTACGGGAGTTCCGACGCGCCGAAGACAAGGCAAAACGTGAAGCTAAACGCATCGCCAAACGGGTCGCGTTAAAGGCAAAGCGCGAGAAAGCTACCCAACCGCATCGGTCATGCTTGGCGGTTTGGCGCCTTAGCCAGCGCGACAAGCTGCAGCGGATTGGGGTGGCCGCGTGATCGTCCGCGCCCCCACCGCCGCCGCACGCCTTGCGGTGCTGGAGTTGGAGCGCACCGAAGCAGCACACACCCGCCTAGACATTCCCGCCACCCTCGCCCGGATCCGTGACGACCTCCATGGTGGGCAGGTTGAGCTATTTGATGACACTACCACCCGTGAGATCGGCGTGGCCGCTGGCTACGGGGCAGGGAAGACCCTTGGCGCCTGCGCTAAAGCCTTTCAGCTCGCCGTGCTCAATCAGGGCTTCATCGGCTGCGTGTTGGAGCCCACGGGGCCAATGTTGCGGGACATCTGGATCAGGAAGTTTGACGACTTCCTAGATCATTACGGCATCCCCTACACATTCCGCGCCACACCCCTGCCCGAGCACGTCCTCCACCTGCCCGAAGGTGATACGCCCGTAGTTGCCCGAAGCTTTGAGAACTACAAACGCATCGTCGGTCCTGACTGGGCATGGGCGCTGATTGACGAGGTTGACACGGTGCAGGAGTACATCGCCGCACGGGGCTACGAAAAGATCCTTGGCCGGATCCGGGTCGGCCATGTCAGCCAGATTGTTTCCCTGTCAACTCCCGAAGGATTTGTCTGGCATTACAAGACGTTTGGCACCGTCGAGGCCCAGGACGACCCTGGTAAGCGGCTGATCAGGATGCGCACTCAGGACAACCCGCACTTGCCCGACGCCTACTTAGACAACCTGCGCACCCGCTATACCGGGCCAATGCTTGTGGCCTACATGGATGGCATCTACGTCAACTTGAAGACTGGTCAGGTATATGACCGATTCAGTCGTGATCACCACGTCAAGCCCCTGCCCGATGGGCTGCGGGACACCGATCAGATCCTGGTTGGCATTGACTTCAACGTGGGCAATATGTCGGCCGTTATGCTGGTAGTGCGTGGCCGGATCGTTCATGCGTTTGCCGAGATCATGGGCGCCCATGACACCGACGACATGTGCCGAAAGATCCGCAAGCGGTTCCCTGAACGTGCGATCTGGGCTTATCCCGATGCTAGCGGCGCCAACCGCAGCACCAACGCCAGCCTTTCGGACATCGGGATCCTGAAGTCTTACGGCTTCATCAACTACGCACCTGACGCCAATCCCCCGGTACGTGATCGGGTCAACGTGGTGCAGGCCCTGCTGCTAAATGCCAAAGGTGAGACGCGGTTCTATATCACCGAAGACTGCCCACGGCTGATCGAAGCACAAGAGCGCCAGGGCTATAACGAACAAGGTGAACCGGATAAGAAGACTGGTTACGATCACCCCAATGATGCCGTCGGCTATCCCCTTCACCGACTGTATGCCGCTGAGCTGGGCTACGGTCCTGGTGGTCCCATGCGTGTCACCACCGCCACCTACGGCCACGGCGCCGCCGCCCCGCCACCACGGGACCCGGTGCCTAGGCGATCGCCTATCCCCGGCTTTCGATGACCACTCAACCCACACAGGCCACAGCCATGACCCGCGAACTCACCGACCACAAAGTCAATCCTGCCAACGACAGCCTCAATGTCACGGTCGAAGACAGCCCCGGCGCTGGCGGGGCCCATCACCGTTACTCAATCACCGGATTTGACACTGCCAACAATCCAAGCATTGAAGATCCACAAGGATATAAAGCGTCTTTTTCTAGGCAGGTGATCCTTTTTCAGAACGGTCCTATCAACGAGGTAGGCGTTAATGGCATCACCCACGAAGCCTTGCTTGTGATCCTAATTGATCGTCTGCGCTGCTTTCAATCCGGTCCTTACAACTGCTTTGAAAACTTCTGCGCCCTGACCCACTTAGAAGCCGCTCAAGCGTCGTTGCATAGCCGCACCCGCGCCCGCATGGATCGCGGGGTTGAAGGCACCCACCAGAAGTAGCCCATCGCATTATCCGCCAACCCATCAACCCACCGAACCCATGACCCACAAGCCAATCGACCACAGCGACATAACTGCCAACGATTTAACTCAGGCAGATTTACGCGCCAAACGCGACACAGCAGCCAAAGCAATATCTGAAATTCTTAACCGTTTTTCAGGAGAAACGGGCCTAGTGGTTAGATCGGTTGACTTAGATGTGCCAATTAGTTTTACTTTTCCAGGTCCGTATCTTGTTACGCTAGACATTAGACTGTGATCGAAGCGTACAAGCCCCCCCGCCAAACCTTCCGAGCCGTGATCGTCCTTCGCCGCATCTACAACTACGTTGTCGCTCAGCGGCTTGTCCCATTCCACCTGCCCGCATCAGAGCGTGAGCTACGCCGCTGGGATGCTCTTGGCGAGGCTTACGGCGCCCTGCTGGAGATCAAGTACGCCGACAGCCTGCAGTCCGCCCGCGAGCTTGCGGCAGGCTCCGTCGATCGCGTTCGTGCATCTTGCCGCCAGTCATGACTACCATCCTCAACCCGCAACCGCAACCCACCGATGGCAACCTTGAAGCTCCCGAAGGCACCGCTATCCCAACTGGTCGGCAGGCCGGTGGCGGGGACGTGGCGACTTCGCCAGTCGTCGCAGGGGAGCCACCTGGAAGTGTTCAGGTTCGGCGGGAGCTGGACACCACCATCGCGGGAGGTGAAGATCCACCTGACGCCAAGCCACGTCGTGCTACTCGATCGCGGCGAGCTGTTCGTGAAGGAGAACCCCTAGAACAGCCAGTCAAGCCCGGTAGCCCGCCCCGTACCGAGCTATCCGAGCGGTTGATCACTGAAAACCAAGGCCTCGCCCGCGCTGCTGCCAACAAGTGGGCAAGGCTTTGCGGTCGGCACTATGACGACTTCATCGGCCCCGCGTTGTTGGGGCTTGTCAATGGCTGCCGACGCTACGACCCCACCCGTATCAACCCTAGTACCGGGCGCCCGTATGCCATCTCTACCTGCGTCTGCCAGTACATCGAAGGGGAGATCAAGCATTACATCAGGGATCATGGCTATGACGTAAAAATGCCTAGCAAGTGGCGCGAGCACTACCCAAAGGCGCGCAGGTTGCTGGCCGAAGGCTTGGCCCTGGCCCAGATAGTGGAGGCCATCCCCGCCTTCACCGAGGCTGAGTTCACCGAAATGATGGGTGCCATGGTCGGCACCGTTGAGCTTGAGGATGAGATCACCCTGTTCAGCGATCACCAGCCCGAGTCCGTGGACCAGAGCATCGCAGCGGCATTGTTCCGACTGACTGAACAAGCATTTAACAACCTGCGACCCGCTGACCGTGGCCTACTGGAGCGATGGGCTGCCGATCCGTTCAAGCGGTCCTTCCCGTCAGGGCCGCTCATCCAGTTTCACAACCGCTTGAAGGCTCAGCTGCGCGGCAAGACCCTGCAACAGTTCCGCCAGGTGATGCTTGACATTGACGTGGTGGCCACACCCCCAGCACCCAAGGCACGCAGCCCACGCCAGCCCAGGCCCGCAGCTTCCCCAGTAGTCCAGCCGTCGCTGTTTGGCCGTAATCAGCGCAAGCCACACCCTAGGGCGGTAAAGCTATAGCCCAGCAGGAAAGCTCCAGTAGCAGGCTAATCGTAGGCGCTGGTGAAGTCGAGTCATTCTGGAACTGACCCCAAGCTGCCGAGTTTTCAGCACCCGGTACTGAAGGAGCATCAGGAAGATCTGGAGCGTGCCTATGACGCCTGGCATTGCCTCAAGGGTGATGAGATCAAGCGTAAATACTTACCAGCCGAACCAGCCGAGCCACCTACCGCCTACGAAGGACGATTGGGTCGCGCTGTGTTCAGCGACTTCTTCAGGGCTGGTCTGGAAGGGTTCGCCGGGGTGTTGTCACGCTCCGAGTTAAAAGATCCGCCGCCAACATTTGAAGCAGCTAAGGACAACGTAGACCTTGAGGGCAATTCGCTGGAGGCCTTCTGGCTCACCGTGGACCCCCTGTGCCTGCGCGATGGCGGCGTCCCGATCCTGGTCGAGATGCCAGACGGCCAACCCACCAATGGTGCCAGTGAAGCAGCAGCAAAGCGGCGTCCGTATCTGGTCAGCCGCACCCGTGCTACCTGCCTGAATTGGAAGACCGCCGTAGTCGGCTCGGTTGAGGTGGTAACCCGCTGCACGTTCCTGGAATGGGCGGAAGTTGATAGTGAGGATGGTGCTTTTGGCGTGAAATATGAAGAGCGCTACCGGGTGATTGAACCGGGGAAATGGACGCTCTACCGGCTGATCAAGCGTGGCGATGGTTCCATGGTTATGGAGGTGGTGGACAAGGGGCAGTACCTAGACTCGAATCAGAAGCCGCTGACCATCTGCCCAGTGGTCTGGTACTCGGCCGAGAAAGCCGGCTTCGGCCATGGTGCGCTGCCATTGCGGCAAGTGGTCGAGCACTGCTTCCAGTATTTCCGCAAATCAAGCGATCTGGAAGAGAAAACCCACAAGTGCGCCATGCCGGTGCCGGTGGAAGAGGGTGGCCTGCCGCCTGGCCCTGGCCAGACTGCCGCCCCGTTAGTGATCGGGCCCAACACTGTAATCAGGCTGCAAACGGGAGGGAAGTTCTACTGGTCTGAACCTGCGGCCACGTCCCTGGCTGAGCAACGGGCTCAAATCAAGGAAGTGAAGGAGCTGATTGATCAGCAGTTGCTCGGCTTCCTGACCGGTGAAAGCAAAATCACCAAAACCGCCACCCAGTCCCAGCTCGAAGGCGGCCGAACCCAGGCAAGTATCAGGGCGATGGGCGAGCGCAAGAAGTCGGTAATGCAGTCCATATTTGCGATCTGGTGCCTCTACACCGGGGAGCAGTTGGCGGTCGGCGCTGGCCTGACGATGGACGAAAACGCGTTCGCTCCCCCGGTGGATGCGCAACGAGCGGACGCATTGCAGCGGCTTGCTGGTGGTGT